CCACGCTCTTCCGACCACTTTTCAACTCGCATCGACGGCTTACCAACGTCATGGAAAGCAGCAGCGAACAATGATACCAAAGCAGCACGAGTTTCTTCCGCACTATCTGGTGGTGTCGTAGAGCGCAACAGCTCCATAACAACCATATCTGTGTGCGCAGCAACTGAGTCTTCCCTATGGTATTTGGAACCTTCAGTGGTGCGGAGCATGTTTTTGTATAGCGGATCGCGCTTAAAGTCGTTATTGTACCAAGCTATCCACTCCCTTAATATATCTTTCATTATTTCTCTACTCTAGTAACTCGTGTTAAAACTGTTTGTGGTTGTTCCTTATATTTGTGGTGCTTCTTGACCGTTGCTTTTACCTGCAATGTAACACCCACAGGAAGCTTCTTTCCATTAGAAGCGAACCACACATATACGTGTCGATCATCGTCTACAAAATCATGTATTGCTGTCTGACCATATTCTGTATCGATTAAACGTACATTATCACATTTCAGAGTTAATTCCAACCGTTCTCCAACAGTTCCTACGTATTCTTGTGAAAACATTGCTTCACGTTCAATTTCTGCTTTCTTTTCTTTCTTGAAAGCTTCGATTGCTGAACATAAAATATTAAAATCCCATGTCGTTACGTCACGCTTTACGATTGCTCGAAGACGTGACATATATGATGAATTTGACGTAGAGTTTTCAATCCACTTCAAAACAGCAGTGGAACTCAATTCATCACCCGCATCCCTGCGGTCTTCATTCACCTTGTTTATCCAGAACGTACCTTCCTTAGTGTGAGGTGCGACACACATTGTCTTAATTACCTCTGCTGTAGGTATGTGTGTTGCGGAGTTACCAGCAGCCCAACCAAATGCACGAATGGTGGCGTTTGTCAGTGACAGAATGTTTTTTGCACTATAAACATCAGTAGCTTTCTTACGACCTTTATGTTCATAATTAAAATCGACATCATTAATTTTAACCATGAACTTGAGCGCTCTGATTAAATCTTTAACGTCGTGACCAAGAAAGTCGTGCAAGCAGTTACTTCCTACTTGCTTGTACTCACCAGTCAAGTTGTTTTTTACGATAAACGTGTAGCTTCTGTAACGCTTCTTTTCACAGTGATTACACCATGCATCAGCATCGTGATACTCTTTTGGTATTTGCTGGTTAGACGTAGAATAAACCTTTACGTGTCCACGCGCATGTATGTGATCAAGAGAACCAACGAATGTGTAATCACCAGCAATCAGTGTGGTTCCATGAAGTGTACAATCATAAGAATTACACGTAGGAACGTTCCACATGATATCATCAGGATCAAGACTACGCTTTTCCACTTCAGCAGGATCAAGGATCGAGTTTACTGAATCCGTGAACAGTGTGGCTTCAGGACAATTGAGTTTACGAGCAATCTTGTTGAACTTTTTAAGGTCTCGTACAAGTTGAGTGTATTGGTATTCTGAAACAGTGAATTTGTATGTGTTCATTCTCAAGTGCCTGTCAGTAGATAAGATGAGAGTATTATACATACAATTTTAATTTTTACTGTGAAGTGTCTCTCAAATTAGTAGACCATTACACCAATATCTTCGTCAGTATCTGGATCGTAGTTTCCGTCACTTTGAACGTTACCTGCATCCCACTCTTCTTGTGATATACGTCCGAACTCACCCGAATACAACTTAGCAAAAGCCTTTTCATCATATCCTGCAAGTTCTTGAAGAACTCGCACAACTATCAATAGTGCAGAGATTGCATCATCAGTAGCTCCGGGTTGCGCTGCATATGATCCTTTGTGTCTGGTGTAAGACTTCAGCTCCTTCAGTAGTGTAGGGGATTTTATTCTTAAACTCAATCCTTCAAACATTTGTTTTAATAGTACGCACGTAGCCATCTTATTTTTAGATGTCGTTGTGAATCCACGTCTTTTCAGTCCGGGTTCATCCATCATCTCAGCCATAGGTGGATTCTCATCATTCTCATACAGAGCAATAACACCTTCACCAACTCCATTATTCTCCACAGAGAAGTATACCTCACATCCCTTAGATTCAATATACAAAAGAATGTTCTTAAGCATAGAGTATAGCTCGTTTGATAACATTGTGTTACTTCTGTATTCAGCGACTTGAACCAGATTAGGAAAACTAAAAACTTGTATAACACTAAAATCATTACCTGATCCAGTCGATGGATCGACTCCAAGTAGATACGACTGTCCGGGATATATATCCTCCCAGAAAGTCACATCGTATATCTCCCTGACTGGTTTAAACTTTTTAATGTCTTCCGTAACTTGCTGCAAAAATAAACTGCTGATCAATAGAGAGTCAGAAGATATGAATTGACATTCAAACTCCTGTTTCCATTTTTGTTCTCCAACCTCACCGATCATTTTCTCTTTGAACTTCTCGTCACGTCCGGGAGGTGCATTCCAAGGAACATACAAGTGTTCAAATTCATTACTACCCAGTTCTGCACCACGCCATATCTCAGCAAATTTTCCCTGATCTCCATTAGGTGTACTTGTTATAATGGCAGAACCACCAGTAGATAGTGTAGGTGATATTGATGCCCAAAATTCTTCTTGGAAACGTGGATTTACGAAGGCAAGCTCATCCGAGTATAGTAATGATATAGCGAGACCACGACCGGAATCTTTTGTTGTAGCTTGAGAAACTATACGGCAACCATTATCAAATGCTAGTTCGTGTTTGTTGAATGCATCCATGTCCGCACCCGGCTTTAACCAAAAAGGAAGGTTTTCATAGATATCTCGTATTCTTGAAATCATTTCCATACTGTTTGCGTTATGGTTGGAAACGATTAGAGTTGTCTTTTCGAAGTTGAAGAAATTAAACCAAGCCAAATATGCTCCTGCCACAACTGATTTGCCTGTTTGACGTGCAGACATTACTACCACACGATCATTCTCTTGATACATTCGTATCATTTCTTCTTGGTAATCATACAGGTCTAACGGTATTAGACCATCAACAGGATGAACAATTTTTACATGGTTTCGGCAAAAGTAAACAGGGTCTTTACGGCATCGGTCGATTTCCAGCATCTGTTCTGCTGTTATCTCGACTTCCTGATTAGCCGCTTTTATATATTTGTTATTACGTGGCATATTAATCAACCTTAGTTAATTAATATTTAGTGTTTAAAAATTAAGGCAAATCAACCAGCTCATCTACTATCTTATCCATTCCACGAAAATAAAATTTAAAGTGGGAATTTCCATGCATTGAATCTTTTAACAGCCTTCCAAATTCACCCGAAGAAGGATAGCCATTTGGTGATGATATTAAACACATTTTTGCTCCCTTTCTCATTTTTGCTTGTGCGGTGCATATGAATTCAGGTAGCTTACTTTCACCACGATCACCAGAAAAATCTTCAATAAACATATAGTCAAAAGGTCTATGACCTCGCAAACGCATTGAGTCAAACCCGGATCGAAAGTGTATTACTGATCCATTAGTCATTAAAATTTCGTGATTTTTTACTTTAAATGATTGTCCTAATAAAGAAAGTGTATCCGCACATTGTGACATTCGGTGCTTTGACATCATGTTTGTTGGAACTGCAATTTCTGAATATGACTTCGCACGCATGGCAGCACAGAACCCTGCCATTATGTCCACAGCTAAAGATTTACCTGTTTGTCTAGCGTCCATTATAATGGAATAAGGATTGCCCAAAACATGATTAATATATGAAACTTGATTAAAGTTTAATTCTAATGGACGAGCAAAGTCCCTGATATACGGCATAGTCATTTAATTATAATAACATAAATGCCAGAAACAAGAAAGCCTGCTTGCGCAGGCTTCTTAAAGGGAGATACAACGTTATTATTAGTTGTCTTAGCCTTGACCACCAAGTGCAGAACCGGGTCCAGAGTAACCACCCAAGTCTTGACGCCAATGATCTATACTCAAAGTTACAGTGATCTGTACGGCTTCAGCAGAAGCGTAATCCATATCACCATAATCAACGTTCTCTAACCAACATCCTTCCAGAGTCATGCGCTCAACAACTTCATCATCTCGACCACCGTCAAGCATTTCTAAGCGACATGCAAACTTGTATTGAGAACCTTCAGAAGCGGCTCCCAAGAAAGCTCCTTCAGCACCAGTGATCCACTGTTGTACTTGAAGCTGCTGCTGTAGTAAACGTGAAGCTGTGCCAGCGATATCATCTTCGAGGACGAAATCAACAGGCTCAATCATGTGTTTACCAGCAACGAACGAGCGAGAATTAAATCGGTGCAATTCAACCTTTTCAAAGTTCAAAGAAGGTCGCTTGAATGTTACCAACTGATGACTCAGGGGAGTAGTAGTCGCTCCACCAGCCATACCGACGAAAAATGCACGCCAGCGGTGCTTATGCTTCGGATGAAGTATGCCTTCGCCTACACCCGGAATTCCAAAATCATTAATTGTACTCAATTTCTTATCTCCAACAAGTTTGTTTCTTGATAAGAATATTTATCGATGATGTTAAATCTTTGATTGATTTTTGGGGCTATTAAGAGAAGAAATTAATTATTATCTTCTTGATCTATGATTTTAGTGGATTTTTTCTCAGCATCAGCCAGTGCTCGAAGAAGATCATTTCTATCTCCTACGAATAAGTTGTTATTAACTGTACCACCACCCGTAGCAGCCATCTTCTTTTCGGCCACTTTCACCTTATCTTTATTGGCCTTTTGATTTCCAGCATCCTTGGCGCTATCCAATGCTATCCGTAAAAACTGAGCAGCTACTTCCAGATTTCTGGCTCGGAATCTACCTTCTACGAGACCAGCTTCTTGAACCTGATCAGAGTAAGCAGATAGGCTGTAGTTATACACTTCCTGATACTTCTGTTCAACCTTTTTATCGATGTGATCGTAGAACTGTTCTGATGGAGAAACAGCTATGGCCTGATCAATGGCATCCAATGAATCGTCTTTTTCGTAGAACTCTTCAATGGGTATATCTGGTCCCATTTCATCGCTTGGTGTGTTGGTTGCAGACACAGGAGCATTCTCGTCAAATATGGACGATTTTGGTGGAGTTGAACCTTGATCTAAGTCGAGTAGGTCTTCCAATGGATGGTTCTTTGTATCAGTCATATAATTATTTATGTTAAATAAAGATGTCCCGTTCAGTCAGAATTCTAAATTTAATTCCCTTTTCTTCACAAAACCTTGATGCTGCTAACCATTTATCCTTGTTAGTCTCGTATGTTGTTTTCTCGTGAATGTATGTAGACTGCTTTTTTCTTTTTGTCATTTTAGGTTCTTTTGTTTGTGCGTATGGTTTAACTTCCCATAATTCCTCAACAATTTTACCAGATGATTGGCGCATTTTCACATAGTAATCCACGTGATACGTGTGCATTCGATTGGTAAGTCTTTTAAAATATGGTATCTGAATTATCTCTGAACCCCAATTTATAATATTAGGATTGGTATCAAGAAACCGATGAACGTCCAATTCCCATGAAGACATGTACCATATTTTTGTTTTATCACCAAGATATTTTCCCGGATTAACAGGTTTATACAATCCTTTTGATGTGGCATCCTCACCCTTAACTTTGCGATTATGCATTTTAGTTATCTATTATTGGAATAGCCTGCTCTGGAAATGGTGCTGGTGTAGTATACGCTCCAGTGCTAGTGGGTGTTGATATAGGCGTTCCTTCTGAACCTACAGGAGTATCGTCACCACCAGTAAAGAAATCAGCAACATTATCACGCACGTTTGCAAGCGCACCTGTGATAGCACCTTTAGCAGAAAACTGTTCGTTGGTAGCAGAAGGATCACTAGCTTGAAAATAGTTAATCGGATATGTAGCACCAACATCTTCACCAGTAAGTCTAGCCAATCCACCATTGGTAAAGAATGCTACTGGTATCTCTGGTTCAATCGTAAAGTAATCATATTCAAATTCAAAACCTAATTCCTGTCCTTCACCAGAAGAAGTCATATCTGTTTCAGAAGGTCTGAAATCAATGATCTTTGGATTGTACATAGTGAATGCAGTAATAGTATTTGCATTTTTACCAAACTGGTACAATGTTATTTCGGATAATACTGTTTTCGTAGTTTGTGCTCCACCTTCCTTTTCGATTAGAGGTCCAACCGTTGCAGAATAACCACGTCCTACAAACTCTTTATCATTAATAATTTGTTTTTCACTATTAGATGTAGTTGACCTTGCAGCGATTGCATTAAAGTCCATTCCACGCTCTTCTAAATTTCTATTGTTATCTTGACCAATTAGATTTGTTATTGGTGTCATTGCTCTTGTATAAAAAGCATAAAATGAAGCAGCACTGTTAAGCTGGTCATCATAAAATCTCATACTAACTGGATTGAAGGTAGCTCGTCTGGCAACTTTAGTTCTATGATTGTAATAATTTAATTCTTCGTAATCGTATGTTATAGAGGGACGATCTGATCCTTTTACAAGGAAAGCCAGATGAGCACCCAATGCAGATGTCGGAAGTGCTAGATTGTTATTATTGTTTGCACCAGTTGAATGATCAGGTATATTACTTCGAGCTTGAATTTGTGGTCCTTCGAGACCAAATTGCTTCATATATTCAGGTTGTATTTTAATATCTACAACAAACTGGAAATTCTGTTTTGGTGCTCGACCAACTAAATCAGCAGCATATGGAGATGGGCGACATTTAAACTTCTGATAGTCTTTACCATCAACGCCTGTAGTTGGTTCCCTGAAAATCTTACCAACAATGCCTTCTAAATTCTGGAAGTCTTGAATTCTATTGGGGATATCCTCTAGTTTAAATCTTCCGTCTTGTACATC